ACTAAACTATTCGGTCATGAAGTCGTCTACTTTAAAACTGAACCTGATAGAGACGGTGGAGATTTCATATTTAAGGAATGGACTCTTTTCCAAACAACTGATCGCAAATGCGTTAAGGTCGTCGTACCCAATAATACTTTTCCAGATAATAAACCTAATTTTACGGAGTTTGGAGTCGATTTTGAAATTCCTTTTGAGATTCATATCGATAACATATACTTCCAGTCAATATTTGGACCGGATACACAGCCTCGTAAAAGAGATTACATGTACTTTCCGTTAACCAATCGAATGTACGAGATTCAAGGATCATACCTGTTTAGAGGATTCATGATGGAACCTCTCTATTGGAAAATACAATTGACTAAATTTAGTCCAAACATTGACATGCTAATGAAAACTGAGGATCGCCGATTCTTAGACAACATCATCATGACCAGTGATCAACTATTCGGTAAACAGGCAGAGGTTCAAACCAAGGACGCTCTTAACCAGAAACAGTACAAGACAATATCTCATAAATTCGATGAGACTCGCCGATCAATTCATCCGGATCTAAGCAATAAGATTTTAGATTACACCTTTAACTATGCGCCTTTGATTGAGTATTACTATGATATGAGCGGAGTTAAACCGGCAATCGTTAGCTATAATGCAGTATCCGATGGAACCTCTTCTGACCAAGAGCTTACTCCTAACCAACCTTACACAATATATGCCTACGAAGATAGCCTTATCTACTCAGCATGGATGGCTCGTAGACTAAATACTGGCGATTCTACAATAAGCAGTTCTGGTAAACTTTTGCCAGTTAAAATGAATGGTCCCAAGGACTCATATAACCCGGCTACTGGAAAATACGTTGCGGTTGAAGGTTACAAGAATTTAGGACTTAACCCAAGCGAACGTAGAGACATTACTGAATTTTCAGCTGGAGTTTTTCAATTCAAGCAGTCAGAGAATGCCGTAGTTTATAAAGCAGTTGCATCAACTGTGAATACTCCTAACATGACTTTTAGTGCACTTGTTAAATTTAATAAAGGCACTCAGTCAATAAAGGTAATCGATGGATTCGACAATTTTCAAGAAAAGGGCATGACGATTACCTGTAATCTAGTGGACATTAATGGACTAACTGCAACTGTGACCACTTACGTTAATATCAACGGAACAAATTACACATTTCCGGTTGGAACTCTAAGCTATGACAAATGGTATTCGGTAATAATTCCAGTGTCGGCTCAATACGGACAACTTGAAGTTAATTTTTACTCATTTGGACAAGATCCAGCAAACGTAAAGAACTTCAATAGGCTAATTAGTGTCTATTCAAGTTCAGTGAAGCCTGGTCAATTTTCGTTTGTGACAACCGAAAATTGGACCCTGCCTAGTGCCAATTACTCAATTGCAAATATTCGACTATTCAACACAATGGTGCAGGAAGAGGATCACGAATTCATAGTGAGTCAACTCTTTGTTAGAGACGAATCTCTGCTTGAAATAATTGACAATGCTAGACCAAGATTAAACGTACCATTCATTGCAATAAACCTATAATATTATGTACAAAGACTTAACTAAATCAAAAATCTTCGACAATGTCAACTTAGGATTCGAGTTCGAATTCTTTTCGCCGATTCCAAGAGAGGAGCTTGCCGATAAATTAAAAACTGCACTCAATAAGGATATTGCATGGACTGACGAATATCGATCAGATCTGCCAGTGTCAAGAGACCAATTCAAACTTGAAGCTGACTTTTCTGGTGGATTTAAAATGAATGAGCTAGTAACTGGAGTAATGCCCTATTCTGAAGCAATTCATATCATGTACAAGGTGATGAATTTTATCGATGAGAATGGATTCACTACTGATCGTACGGGACTTCACATCAACTTGTCATTTAATGAATTTGACATGGGCCTAACTGAAAGACTTGAGAATCTAAATGTTTTCAAGTGTATTCTTTCTCTTAACGAGGAAAAGATATTTGAAATGTGGCCTTCTGCTAAATCTAGAATTCAGAGAATTTATAAAAACTCGGTTAGCAATATCTATCCAAAAGATAAATTCATCTCAGAAAACTCACTACCGTATGCAAAACCTGGAAACCCAATGGACTTTGCATTTCCTCAGTCTAAGTACTTTGGCCTAAACTTCGAAAAGCTAAGAGAGGGTTACCTTGAGATTAGGTATGCTGGTGGACCTGAATACCAAACTCGTAGAGCTGATGCAACGAATCTAATAAATTACATGTCTGAGAAGTTATATGAGACCCTAACCGCAAATACTACATATTCAATCGAAGACCAGAAAAGAATCAATGATGTCATTAAGTTACAAAGACACAATACTCTGGCCCTAAAAACGTATGAAAATTTCGTAAAGAATTTTCCAGATATTGAGCTCTATATTGATCTAAAGGATGATCCTCGAATAGTTGAGTCCAACTACAATAACTTAAGAGAGAGCCTGTTCGATCTAATAACATTTGGTAAACTAAAAAAAGGCAAATTGAATTACGATACTGACTCAAAAAGAGTACAGGTCAAGGACTCAACTATTAAGGAGGGATTCTCGCTACACGATTTAGATTTCATTAACTGTTCAATTGAGGCTGAGCTGTCACATTGTATGTTACACAGCTGTAAAGTTAGGTCATCTAGAATTGCAGAGTGCCGAATCCTAACCAATAATGATATCCGATATTCTCACCTGGACGAGTGTCTATTTGAAAGAGGCGGTGCAAACCGAATTGACTTAAGTTACATTAACTGTTCTCCAGAGAGTATCATTTACGCCGACTTAAATGAATGTATTGTGAGATCTGGTGTAATTGCACTAGACTCAGAGGTTGATAACAAAACTGAGATTATTGCTGGCAACGCAAAGGGCAGTAAGAGACTCCTAAAATAATGATGGGGTACTCAAAGTTGATAAATAACTAAAAGCCCAAACACAGTAAACCTGCATGTCAGTAAAAGTAAAAATTTCAAGTATAAAATCAATCAACGGGACGAGCTTAAGCTCGGTAGTAGACCTGTCTAACCTTAATTTTAACACATTAAAGTCAGCACTTGATGAATTTTTAACTTCAATAAACTACGACCAGACCACTGGTGTGACAGTTGACATTCATGGAATCACAGCTGACACAATTAAACTTAGACAGGGTTTGACCGTGTACGGCTCTCAACAAGCTGGCGGAATTTATCCGGAAGTGATAAAGTTGTATCCGACTGGTGCAGTCACTGCCAAGAATGTTGTAGTTGAGGATGTGCTAGAGGGCAAAAGATTAAGGCTCAAGGTTTACGGAATATTACCTCCGACTGGAATTCCTGGAGAAATCGTTTACATCACAGCGCAAAGCGGCAGAATTGAAGGATTTTACGGATACTTAGTTTCAACTGGCTGGACTCTACTTTCAGGTGGAGGCGGCAGTACATGTAGAGCAGCAATCACTCGATCTGCGGTTCCTAACGTTATTACCGGAGACGGCTCTCTAATATCGGCTGGTCTGTTACCAATGCCTTCCCCATTAACCAATAGCGAATACCTACTTTTTGTGAATGGTCAACAAATAATCGTTGGAAATGGAGACATTTTAGCCCCAGCCTATTTTAGCAAGGACAATGGAGTAACTGCTTCTAATTATGCACTAGTAGATTCAACCGATGAGCTTTATTGGAATACATCAATTTCCGGTTATGGACTTGATACAAATGACCTAGTGACCCTAATATATTCATCAGCTGACCCGTATTGTGGAGCGGCTGGTATTAGTTGCTTAACCAATATCGTAACCTCAGGCAATTCGACTCTGCAGTTTCCGCAGTACGGCATAAATATCACTTTAAATACGGCGGTTAACTCAAGTTCGCCAGTTACGATGTGTCAAGTTCCAGTGCCTACCATAAATCCATTAGGCGCAAGCTTACCGGTTGGTTATTACTTAACGAATACTTTGTTTGCATACGATATTACAACGCCATTGGCGATTGGAGCACTAATAGAGTTTACGCTACCTCAATCAATGAGCCTTTCCACGTTCAATGCAATCCGAGTATTTCATGAAGTAAATGGTGTGTACATCGATGAAACTGTGTTAGTTGGACCCTATGCTCCAAACTATTCAACTCGAAAAATATGGGCTCAAGTAACATCATTTAGTCCGTTCTTTTTGATTCCGTTTGTAGTAACTACAACAACATCAACCACCACATTATCTCCGGTGTTAACCACAACCATTGCACCTACTACCACTACAACAACCTGTTCGCCAGGTTCAATCGTTGCGAATGCAATAAATTCAAATATTGTAAACTTCGTTGGAACACCGAGTGGCCCATACACAGTAATTTTCAATCCGACCGCTGGAGGAAGCTATAATCTAACTGCATTACACGGAGTAAATATCAGCCTGTCATGGATATTCAATCGTCTTGATACTGAATATTCGAGCGCTGGAATAAGTTCAGTATATGGAACCTATGTATTCACAACACTAAGCGGTTGCCAATACTCGGTTATCGTTGAGCTTGGTGCAACAACCACCACAACTACTACGGTCGCAACAACCACTAGCACAACAACCGCCGCTCCAACAACGACTACCACAACAGTAGCCGCCCCTACTACGACTACTACAACTGTTGCTCCGACCACGACAACAACGACCGCACAGCCGATCATTGCGACTACAACTACGACCACAACCTACTGTAGCCTATTTACGATAACTCCGGTAATTATGAGTTATGATCACGTAAGGGTAGGAATTATTGGCCCGGCTGGAGTTCCTTATGAACTATCTATAGACAATAGCCTGGTCTTTGCCGGTTCAACTCCTGATACTTACAATATAACTGGAATAGCGCAAAACATTCAGTTCAAAATTGTGATAAACGGTGGAATTTGTGAATACTGTTATGATTTTGACTACAATAACCAAGTGCTTACTCAAATTGACTGTGTAAATTACGGAATAACTACTACTACCACCACAACGGTTGCGCCGACGACAACGACAACGTCAACCACAACTGCGGCTACCACAACGACAACAACCGCGGCGGCCACGACAAGTACTACAACATGTACCCCATATACTTTCACATATTTTGCTGATTCAGGTCAAGTAACTTTCACAGTAAATACTGCACCAATTGCTTCAAATCAAGTTAGCGTAACTGATCCTTTCGGATACACATCGCCAGAGGGAAGTTATTCAGTTAATGACCTTGGCTCAACT